GTCCTGGGTTAGAACAAAAGACAGAGGCCGCAGGCCGCAGGGCCGCAGGGCGCAGGGCCGCAAGACAAATAGAACTTGCGTATCACTTGCATTCTGCTATTCTATAATCTCACTCAATTAAGGAATCAAACCCATGAAATCTGGAATCATATACAACGGGCCAAGCCTATTGGATGGTAAACCAATCGTCGTTATCGCGACGTACAGCGATCGCAATACCAAAACAGGGAAAGTCGTGCAAACATATATACTGCGCAGCGATATCAACCCGCTCGAAGCAAGCAAGACGGGCGAAGATTTTTCAATCTGTGGTGACTGCACCATGCGCGGCGAAGTAAACGACGATCCAAAGCGCAAGCAAGCCAAGGGGCGGCGCTGCTACGTTAACCTAGGCCAAGGCGTCTTGATCGTTTACAAAGCATTCTTGCGCGGCGTGTATCCAACCGCGGACAATAGCGCCGATCGCAAGACAATCGGGCGCGGACGTTTCGTGAGGATCGGCACCTATGGAGATCCCGCGGCCGTCCCTGCCAAGGTTTGGACGGATCTTATGGCCGAATGCACCACCTATACCGCCTACTCGCATCAAAGCGGATGGCGTCCCGATATCGCTATGCAAAGCGCGGACAATCGCGCCCAAGCTATCGCACACTGGAAAGCAGGGCGTCGCACCTTCCGCGTCATTCCAGATTTGGGCGAGCTAGACAAGGCAAACGAGGCGCTATGCCCTGCATCTAAAGAGGCAGGTCGCCGCGTCCAGTGTACAGCCTGCAAACTTTGCAAAGGATCCAGCCTAGGCAAGTCGATCGCGATAGTGGAGCACTAGATATGCAATACATAACTTGGAACCAATTCAACGCCGCATCAATTAAACAAGCGGAACAACGGAAACAAAAACTGGAAAGGGAAGGGTGGACCTTGGTCCACTCGACTGTCAGCTGCCTAACCTATCAGAAAGAACACTAGATCATAGGACCAAGGGCCTCGGCTCTTGGTCCTTCTGCTTACAAAACCTGTGTTTTGCAACACACAGCAGCGCGTATGCTTACGAAAGAACGAAAACAGGGCCGCAGGGCCGCAGGATCAAGGCGCAGGGCGCAGGGCGCAAGACAATCGAGCCTGTAAAACAGGGCGCAGGGCCGCAAAAAGCCCAGATGCAGAGCCAACGCGCAGGGCGCAGGGCGCAGCGCACCCCAAATCAAGGACCGCGGGCCCCTGATCTCCCCCAAATAAAAGTATATCACCGTCCTTGGCCCTCTTTACCAAGTAAAAAGTCGAGCCTCCACGAGCCCAATATGCAGCATGCCACGCGATTTGATGAGGACTGATGTTAATCGCATTAACTTTGCTGACTTTGAGTTCCAGCCAGAAGGGCATGCCGTCCCAGACTAGGTGAACATCAGGAACACCACCCCCGTGTTTGTTCTCAATCCTTGTCGCGTGGCAATTCTTCGGCAGGTTCGATCGTATTGAGTTCCAAAAGTTCGCCTCTGGTCCCTTGCTCATCTGGGGTGATATCCTTTGCTGTGCCTTCGATTTGAAAGGCCTGTGGGTATCGCTTCTGTAGGTCGGCCAGACGCCCCACTATTTCCTCGCGTGACAGCGCATCGATGGTATTTACCTGCTCACGCCTATCAACAGTCAGACCGCCCAGCGCAGCGCGTATTTTCTCAGCGTTGATCGCCGCGGAAAATTGACCAGCCTCTTCGGCCCCGCTGCTTAGTTGATGCAGACGCTCAAGCTGACCAATGGTGGTCACACCATAGCGGCGCTCTCGTTCTGTTCTCAGGTCTTGTATGTATTCTAATACGTGCGGGAACTCTCTTCCATTAAGTAGCTTAGATGCCATGACCGCGCCGTGGTCTGGAGCAAAGCCCGCCTTCCGAGCGCATTCAGCATTTGAGTAGATGCCCTCGACGATGTGTCTGGCGAAGGTCCTCTGCCTGTTGGTTAGCGTCCTGCCGTGTTCCTCTTCGATCTTCTTTTCAAGAGATGCCATCGTTGCCCCGTTTGTTGATTACCTGCATGATATAACAATCCGAAACGGGAGGCAATCTTTCCTATATAGGGGTTTTCACTACAGAAACGTAATATACGTAATACGAGTGTAATACCTCATGGGCTACTTAGAGAATTGATATTGCTTGTTAAAATATTTCGTATTACGTTTATTACGTTTATTACATCTCGTTTCAAAAGTTTTTTTTTTTTTTAAAAATATCTGGAGAATACTCCTATAGGGTAATTCACCCCGCTCCAAGGACCGAGGACCGAGGAACAAAGTCCTTGACCCGAGGACCGAGGAGCGATAACTTGTACGCAGTACTCAATTAATAGACTAACCAAGGAGCGAGAACCATGCAACTAGAATTGAAGAACATCAAGCACTCTGCGCGGGCATCTGAGGAGACCCACTGTTACCAAGCTTCACTGTATGTGAACGGCAAGCCTGTTGCGATTGTGAGCAACGATGGGCAAGGGGGCGCGGATCGTGTCCTCCCTCACGGTAAGTTCAGCCCCCAGCTTCACAACTACACTGATGCTGGCGGTGACTATCGTTCTGTGATGTCCAAGGTTGATGCTTACTTTGCCTCTCTTCCCAAGACACCATATGAGCAGTGCCTAGAATTTTGGTGCGCGGATCAGATAAACGATTGGCTCAGTGCTCGTGAGTTAAAGAAGAAGCTGAAGTCTGGTTTCTTGTTTCAGTTTGCTGACAAGGTGGGTGTGTTTACTCACAAGACGCGGCCTTCTCGTGCTCACAAGGCGATCATCTTGAACGACCTGCCTTTTGCTGATGCGTTGGCGATCTGGAAGGAGACAGCGTGATGAGGACGGTACGCTTCCAAGTGACCCGCACAGAGACGTGGTATCCTGAGTACGAGGTTCCAGAACTTATGACCGACGAAGATGCTCTTGACTACATCCTCAACGAGAGCCCTGCTTCTGTGTTTGACGAGATGTGCAACAAGCGCACGTTGCTCACCGACACTGAAGTTGAGATTGTGGAGGTGTTGGGATGAGCAAGGGCATCGTACTATCCCTCTACGACTTCACTGGCGAGGCCTGTCGGCCATGGGCCGAGGCAGGTTATACCTGTTACGCCTTTGACATCCAACATGAGGGCTGGAAGATTGAGGGTTTTGGTAAGGACTGCGGCGGCTCGATTCACTACCGTAAGGCTGATCTGCACAATCCAGAAACTTTTCATGATTTGATCAACGAGTTCGGCGGCGACGGCAATCAAGTTGTATTCGGTATGGCATTTTGCGTATGCACTGACCTCGCAGTAAGCGGGGCTGCGTGGTTCAAGAAGAAAGCCCTCGCGGACCCAGACTTCCAGACCAAGGCGGTCAGCTATGCCGTCATGTGCGCAGACTTCTTCGATGACTTGTGCGTTCCCTACTTCATAGAGAACCCTGTGTCTGTCTTGGCGACCAAGTGGCGCAAACCTAACCACAGCTTCCACCCGTATGAGTACGGTGGGTACATCCCTTACAGCAAAGCAGAGCATCCGCGTTGGCCTGAGTACATCGCGCCGTTTGATGCGTACCCAAAGAAGACATGCCTATGGACAGGTGGAGGGTTTGTTATGCCAACTAAGGTGCCAGTGACTGTGCCAACAGGTTACAGCACACAGCATAAGAAGCTGGGCGGCAAGTCACAGCGCACCAAGGACATCAGGTCCGCCACACCTCGGGGATTTGCCGAGGCTGTGTATCAATCAAACAAAGGAGAGAACCATGAAACGTCACTCAGCATCTAAAATGATAGACGGTGCTTCGGCACAGATTGAGATTATTGACACCACATACATCCCTGACAGATACACTCGGACCCTTGCTCTTGCGTCGTTCTATTATGAAGGGGATCAAGACTGGCCTGACTTTGTGGCACAGGTCACCTCAGTTGCAGACCGTATGTTTGCAGAGTTCAATAACGAAATCGAAGAGACAGTAACACAGTACATTCAGTTTAAAACGGGAGGTGTTTTGTAATGCCTAATCACTGTTATCAAACAGTCTACATCAAAGGTCCACGGGCCATGGTGCAAGAACTATACTTCAATCTTTACGGCGAGGAGCCGCGTTTCTGTGACGTTGTGGTGCCTATGCCGCTGCACGAGGCTGGCAACAGCTACGAGTGGTGCAACGCGAACTGGGAAACGAAGTGGGACGTTAAGGACGTTGAGATCATGGAGGAGCTGTTGATGTCTGACGAGGAAGGCCCAGAGCAAATAGCGTGGTTCTCGTTCAAGTGTTGGACGGCATGGTCTCCACCTATTCCTGTCTGGGATCAGCTTCATGCCTTGGGGATCGACGTTGAGGCGGACTACGAGGACCAAGGCGGTATGTTTGCGGGCGAGTATCAGTACGGCGAGGGCGATTGCTGGGTGCCAGAAGCTGAAGAGGAGGACGAGTGATGCCCAACGCAGACAAAGGACAATACGAGAGACAGTACAGTCAGAAGTGGA